TAAAATGAAAGCTAAACGTAAATCATTTAAAGCTAGACATGCAAAGAACATTGCTAAAGGTAAAACAAGTGCAGCATATTGGGCAAACAAAGTAAAATGGTAAGTCCAGGCAAAGCTATTTGTAATGAATGCAAAAAAGAAGCATTCTTTTATAATGGTAAATGGTGGTGTGCAGTAATATCAGAAATGGGTAGTTTTAATTTAACAGGGACATGTAAAGATGACATACATCGAGATAGTAAATAGCGTACTTGTACGACTAAGAGAAGAAACGGTTGAGACTATTAATGAAAATGAGTATTCTTCATTAATAGGTCAACTAGTTAATGTAGCTAAAAGAGAGGTAGAGAATGCATTTAATTGGGAAGCTCTTAGAAAAACTGTGTCTATAATTACAGTACCTGGGACTTTTCATTATAAACTTTTAGATACTACAACAGATATTAGAACTCTAGATGTATATAATTATACTAATAAAAATTGGATGGAGTCTAGAACTACTGAATGGATGGATAGAGTGTTTGCTTCTGATGATGTTGAGACAGGTTCTCCACAAGCATACTCTTGGAATGGAGTATCTGCAAATGGAGAGATGGAAGTAGATTTATATCCTATACCTGAAAAAGCAGAAAGACTTAGGTTTAATATGACAGCACCTCAACCAGATTTAGTATTAGAAGGTGATAGAATGTATGTACCTCATACGTTAGTTATAGAGAATGCATTAGCAAGAGCTATTGAAGAAAGAGGTGAAGATGGAGGTAGTAGTAATCAACAAGCAAGATATCAGTCTTTACTCGCTGATTCTATATCTATGGAAGCAAGTAGGAAACCTATGGAAACTGTTTGGAGAAGTGTTTAATGCCTACAGGTAGATTAGAATCAGTTAGCTTACTAGCACCAGGGTTCATGGGTTTAAATACTACTGATGCAAAAGTAGGATTATCTAGTGGATACGCTACACGAGCACTTAATTTAGTTATTGATAAAGCTGGAAGATTAGCAAGTAGGAAAGGACATAGACGTTTAAATACAAAACCAATAGATTCTTTACCTGCAGATGAAGCTATAAAATCTATTTGGAGACATGATACAACATATACGGATTACTATATTGCTTCAGGTAATAATAAGCTTTTTGTAGGAGATGTTTTAAGTAGTGGTACATTTGCAGATTTAATAGATATTACTCCTTCTGGATTATCAATGCAAGGAAGTAGATGGCAGTTTCAAACATTACCAGAAGGTAGTGGAAATAATGCAAAGATATATACTATAGGAACACAAAGGTTAAATAAACCTATAGTAATTGATGAAAATTCAGGAAGTGTTAGAGCTAGGTTATTAAAAGATGTAGGAACTTTTCCTTTAGGCACAAGTTCAAGTTGGGACCCTGATTCTTGTTTATCTGCTTATGGTAGAATATGGACAGCTGGAGCAACAGAAGATAAAGATACTGTTTGGTATAGTGATTTACTAGACCCTACTAATTTTAGTACAGACAATGCCGGTATACTTGATATTAGTTCTGTTGTAGGTAACAATGATGTAATTGTAGGATTAGCTCAACACAATAACTTTTTAGTTATATTTTGTAGAGATAACATAGTTATTTATAAAGGAGCAGAGAATCCTGATACTATGGAATTAGAAGATGTTATTACTGGTATAGGATGTCTATCTAGGGACTCCATAAAAGCCACTGGTACGGATTTAATCTTCTTGTCTAAGTCAGGTGTTAGAAGTTTGTCTAGAACTGTACAAGAGAAGTCTATGCCAATGAGAGAACTTACTCTAAATATTAAAGATACTTTTAATGAGTGGTTAAAGTTTGAAAATGCTCCTGAAGAAATAAGTGCTGGATATTCTGAAGACAATGCTTTTTATGTAATAACATTACCGTTTAATAGACAAATGATATACATTGATTTAAGATTACCTATGGAAAATGGTAGTGCTAGATGTACTACATGGGCACTAACTAATGGTTCATTTTTTAATTGTTACTTTGATGATACACCTAAGAGAGAGTTTTTATTAGGTATTGATGGAGGTATAGGAGTATACACAGGAAACACAGATGATTTTCAATCTTATGATATTGCTTATAGGTCAGCTAGTTCTGACTTAGGTGGACAAGGACAAGTACTTACAAAACTAGGTAAACGAGCCGATTTAACAATTGAAGGTGCTAAACAACAAGACTTTGTATTAACATATGGTTATGATTATTCAAGGAATCCAAGAAAAATAGTAGTAGATAGAGATTTAGGTTCAGGTGTATATTCTAAATATGCAATGCCTACATCTTTATATGGTGTAAGTAAGTATTCTCCAATAGGTATAGGTATACATAGAGTTAAAGTGCCTTTAGGTGGAAGTGGTGACTCATTTTATTTTGGTGTAGAAGCTACTATTTATGATGAGTTATTGAGTATTCAAAAGATTGACGTATTTTTAAAAACAGGGAAGACAAGCTAATGAGTAATTATACAAAGACAACAAATTTTTTAAGGAAAGACTCTTTACCAGATAGTAGTACTGAAAAGATTATTAGAGGTTCAGAGTTTGATACTGAATTTAATAATCTTATGACTTCTGTTAATAGTAAGGCTAATTTAAATTCACCTGATTTTATTGGAACACCTTTAGCACCAACTGCTCCTGTAGGAACTAATTCTAGGCAAATAGCTACTACTGAGTTTGTAACACAGAATGCTATGGTTACAGGAATGATTGTATTATGGTCAGGAGATATAGGAGCTGTTCCATTGGGATGGGCATTATGTGATGGTGATAATGACACTCCTGATTTAAGAGAAAGATTTGTAATGGGAGCAAGTAATTCAGTACGAGAAGGAACTACAGGTGGTTATAAAGATGGTCAAATAATAAACCATACACACGGTGGTAATACAGATACTAAAGGTAAACACAAACACACAGGTTCTACTACTTCAGCAGGTAAGCATAGACATAGCCAGATTCCTAGTAGTAGTAGTATTTATGGTGGTGGTGCACAACAACCTGCAGGTGTTAGTGGTCCTGATTCACAAACAGGCGAGGCAGGAGCTCACACTCACGATATAGCATTAAATGAAGCGGGTAATCACTCTCATACTATTACAACAGGAAATCCAAGTAATGGTGTTTCAGCAGAAGGTAGAAATTTACCTCCATACTATGCATTAGCATATATTATGAAAACTTAGGAGATACATTGGATAAAGAGACAACTGAAAGATTTTTAAAGAAGTCAGGAAGCAGAAAAGTATTAACAGATAATCTTATTGAAAATGAACATGGGTTTATGAGTTGGGTGTTAGATGATGATGCGTTTGTTTGTTTAAATGTATATGGTGATGGAGATTATTGGGATAAATATATGAATGAGTTAGCAAAGCAATTAGGTTGTAAGACAATATTAGGAGGTACTACTAGAAAAGCAGGTATGAAAGCTTTTGAACGTAAGTACGGATTTAAATTAAGAGGGTACATTTTTGAAAAAGAGGTGAAATAATGGGTTCAGTCGTAGGAGCAGTAACAGGAGCAACAGGAGTAGGAAAGAAAGCACAACGAGGTTATGAGGCAGCTGGAGACAAGGCTCAGTATAAACCCTGGGATGTCACTGGTTCTTACTTTGGTACTGCTGACTTTGATTATGAAGAAAATAAAGCTAATTATGAATTAAGTCCTGAGTTACAACAACTTAGAGACTTGTTTATGAATAAGTCGTTAGAAGGTGTAGATGAAGAGGCTATAGCACAAGGAAATATGTTTAAGCAAACTGGTTTAGACATGTTTAATGAAGCTAGGGATAGAGATATATCTAAAGTAGGTAGTGATTATTATAACGATTTACAAGACTTAATGGCTCCTGGAAGAGCTAAGAATGAACAACGACTAGCTAACAACCTTTTTGCTAGTGGTAGAATGGGTCAAGGTACTGCAGCATATGAAGGTGGAGGATACTTGAACCCTGAAAGAATGGAGTATCTAACAGCTATGAATAGAGAAGATAATAGATTAGGTGTAGAGTCTATGGCTAGAGCTAGAGAAGAGAGATATGATGATATGGCTAAAGGTCTAGGATACTTTGGTACAGGTAATGATTTAAGGATGCAACCTTATAATGATGTATTAGGTTTATTTAATATGGGAGCTAGTATAGAAGGTACAGGTATGAAACCATTTGAAATGGGTATGGGCTTAGGCAACAGTGCTCTAGCAGGAGATAAAGCAACGGCTGCTATGTATGGACAAGGAGCAGGTGCAATGTATGGTACAGGTCAAGCTAATACAGGAGCATTTACAGACTTACTTGGTACAGGTTTGAAATTTGGTGCTGGTAAAATATTTGGAAAATAAGGAGATATAGATGGCAACAGTAGAAGGATTATTTAATTTTGATGAGAAGTTGTTAGCTAGAGAAGTTGCTAGAAATAACTATAGAGCTGCTATTGGTAGGTCTGCTCCAGCAGGTTGGGGACCTATGATGATGGGAGTTAATAAAATAGGTAATGCTATATTTAATTCTGATGATGCTATACTTAAAGAACAGACAATAGCACAGACATCTTTGAAACAAGTTATGGAAGAGCTAGGAGATGAGGCTAGTGACAGTGCTAAGTTATATGATGCTTTAGGTAGAAGACTTACTGAGAATGGAGCTAGTGCTCAGACATTAATGAAATTAAAAGAAGTTGCTTCTAAACAAGCTAATGATAAAGCTAACATAGATACAGCTAATGCTCTTAAGAAAGCAACTTATGATTTGCAGATAGCTAAGTTTGAAGAAACACAAAGGGCTAAAAACGAAGCTGAGAAGAAATCACGAAGACAAGAGTTTAATAAAACTATATCTGATGAGGACCATCCAGCAAGTGGTTTGTATAGAAATTCTATAAACTTTCTTACACAAGGGGATTCAGATTCTAATGCAGGTAGAGAAGCAGCTATTGAGTTTAATAGTATGGTAGAAAATAATGTAGTAGAAAAAGGTCTAGGTGTAGCAGATGCTATTAAAAGAGCTAAAATAGAGTTTGGAACTAAATATAAATTTAAAAAAGACTCAGCATGGTTTAGTGATAATAGTTCATTAGTAAATAGAGCTGGTACTACTGAGCGTAGTCCTGAGGTAAATTCAGCTTTGAATGAATATGAATAATGGCAGACCTTACACAAGTTGGAAATGCATTAATTAAAGCCCATGCCGCTGGAGACGCTATAAACGGTAAAATTCTAGCAGATGAATATAGAAGGTTAGAATTATTAGAGCAACAAGAACCTGTTAAGAGTCCTGATGATGCTGGTATAGAGAATATATTTGGAGAAGGTAACCTTGCAAAGTCTGCAGGTTATGTTGTTAGAGCTTTATCTCAACCAATATATGAAGGACTGACTGCGGCTAATGTAATAGCAGAAGCACCACAGTTTATAGGTGGGGAATTAACACAGCTATGGAATAGTGCTGATTTATATTTTAGTGATGAAAGTAATAAGCTAGTTAATGAGTATAATGAACTAGCTGGAAAACAGTTAGCTGAGGCTATCAGAGCTAAAGAAGCTAAGGGAGAACCTATACCTTTAGATTGGCAAGAAGCTATAGTAGAGTTAGCTGATAGGAAAGGAAAAGGAATATCTTTTGAACAGGCATCAGCTTGGTCTGCACAAAAGACAGAGGGTATAGTAAATGAGTATTTAACATCAGGTGCTATATCTGAGAATGTAAGTAATAACGTCATAGATACACTCGTATCTGACCCAGACGAAAACAAGAAAGTCAAAGAAATTCTTCAAGATGTAAAACAATCAATAAAAGACAGTGATATTATACCATCAGCTAATACTGTGATGGATGAATCTATTTTAGGTGCTGGATTAAAAGCATTTGGATGGGTACTACATAGTGCATCAGATAGATTAGCAGATGCTGGTATACCAGAAGATACTGCAGACGCAGTTGTAAACTTAGCATCATTATTAGCTGGACCTAAATTTGCAAAAGGAGTTAAGGGTGTTAAAAACATCACAGGATATACAGACTTAACTAAACAGATATATGGTAATGCACCTAGAAAAGCATTAGAGAAAGTAGGTGTAAAAGAGAGACTAGAGTCTATATTAAAAGTATCAGACAAGAAGCATATGAAAGATATAGTTGATAAAAAGACAGAAACATTACAAGACCCTAATCTTAAAGCTACAGAGAGAAAGAAAATAGAGAATGAATTAAACCAAGCTAAGGTAGAACTTAGAGATACAGAGTTTAATTGGCTTGGTGGTAAGAAAGAAACAATGTCATGGGATTCTGCTAAGTTTGAAGCAATAGATAAACAAACATTTGATTTATTTAATGACCAGAATACATTTTCTAATAAGAAGAAGATGGTTGAGGAATTAACTAATGATAATGCAGGATTATTGAACTTTAGGAAGTGGGCTCAATGGGGTTCTAGAAGTGCTAACCAAGCATCTAAATCTGCAGGTACTGTTATGGTACAAAGAATGCAGAACTTGTTTGGTGAAGTTAATGGTTGGGCTAAAGGTCGTAAAATGAATCAGAAGACTGTTGAACAGTATAATGATGTAGTAGATTTTATAGAAGGAACTAAGAAAAGACACGAGATTAAGTGGACACCTCAGATGAGAACTCTTGAACAAAACATGAGAGAGTTAATGAAAGAGGATAGAGCTTTAACTAAGTATCTACAAGAGAAAGGTAAGCTAGAAGCATTTGAATTAGATACTACATTCTTTCCAAGAAGGTTTTTAAGACAAGAAGCTGGAGCAAAGTCAAACTTTATCGGTGATGTAACAGG